TGTTGGAAGACTTCCGCGATTATCGTTTCAATATTATCCTGAAGGCCCGACAGCTGGGTATCTCCACCATCAGCGCTGCATATGTTGCGTGGCTGATGCTTTTCCACAAAGACAAGAACATTCTTGTGGTCGCGACCAAGTTGCAGACTGCCACAAATCTAGTCAAGAAAGTAAAAGCAATCATCAAGAATTTGCCAAAGTGGATGCAGATCTCAGATATTATTGTGGACAATAGAACTTCTTTTGAGCTTTCTAACGGATCTCAGATCAAAGGCTCTTCTACCTCTGGAGACGCCGGCCGTTCCGAAGCGTTGTCTCTCTTGATTATTGATGAGGCTGCTCACGTTGAGCGCTTGGATGAATTGTGGACTGCGTTGTATCCTACACTATCTACTGGTGGTCGCTGCATCGCATTATCTACTCCCAATGGTGTCGGCAACTGGTTCCACCAAAACTGCGTTGAGGCCGAAGCCGGCACAAACGATTTCCACATGACAACTTTGATGTGGGACGCACACCCCGATAGAGACAAAAAATGGTTTGAAAAAGAAACCAAAAATATGTCAAAGCGCCAAATTGCACAAGAGTTAGAGTGCAACTTTAATGTTTCCGGAGAGACAGTAATTCACCCCGATGACATCCAGTGGTATTTGCAGCATGCAACATCACCAGAGTACAGGACTGGCTTTGATAGAAACTATTGGATCTGGAAGCGGTACGAGCCCGAGAGCCATTATCTAATTACAGCTGACGTTGCTCGTGGTGACGGTAAAGACAATAGTGCTTTTCACATAGTAGAGCTAGAAACATTAGAGCAGGTCGCTGAATATGTTGGCAAACCAACCCCCGACGACTTTGCTGATATTCTCTATAATGTTGCGGCCGAGTATGGAAACCCTATGTTAGTCATAGAAAACAACAATATAGGCTTCGCAGTACTTAAAAAATTGCAAGATAAAGGGTATCCTAACCTATACTACACCACGAAGGGTGACCACCAATATGTGGACCCCGTAACAGCTCAATGGCAAACGAACGTAATCCCAGGTTTTACAACTTCATCCAAAACGCGTCCCTTGATCGTAGCGAAAATGGAAGAGTTTATGAGAAATAAACTAATTAAGATTAACTCTAATCGTTTGTTGTCAGAGATGAAAACATTTATTTGGCATCATGGCCGACCACAAGCGATGAGAAGCTATAATGATGATTTAACAATGTCATTCGCTATTGGCTGTTGGGTGAGAGATACTGTGATCGTAGAGAGTCAAAAAAATGTAGAGTATAGTAAGTCGTTTGTTTCAGCTATTAGTACTGCGAAGACAACGATTTCTACCACCATTCCTGGACAACAGGGACATAAGATGACGAAAGAATCTCAGCGCTCAAAACAGGCTGAGACTTTTAACGAACAGTACATTGGACTTATAAAGGGCTAGGATAAGAGATGGCAAAGAACGACAACAACACAAGAAATCCAGCATCGCCGCTGTTCAAGAGACTCACAAGGCTTTTGTCAGGGCCTATTGTAAACTGGCGTAATCAGGCAGTACGACAAGACAAGAGAGCAAACCTTGACAAATACCGTTACAGGTTCCGCTCCATGTCGGGTCAGGAATTCCGCCGCCACGATTCTAACCTTTCTCAGAATTACAATCTTTATACCTCAGCCGCTTTCCGTAACCAGAACCGCGCTGAACGTTACACTGATTTTGAACAGATGGAGTACATGCCAGAGATTGCTTCTGCTCTTGATATCTACGCTGACGAGATGACCACTTCAAACGAATATGATCGTCTGCTGAACATTGACTGCCTTAATCACGAGATCAAGACTATTCTAGAATCGTTATTCTACGATGTTCTTAACATTGAGTTTAACTGCTTTGGATGGGCTCGCTCTATGTGCAAGTATGGCGACTTCTTCTTGTACATGGATATTGACGAAAAAATTGGTATTACATCTGTAATCGGAATGCCGAATAACGAAGTGGAGCGCCTAGAGGGTACTGACCAGACAAACCCTAACTACGTCCAGTATCAGTGGAACGGCGCCGGGATGACCTTTGAAAACTGGCAGGTTGCGCACTTCCGCATTCTTGGTAACGATAGGTATAGTCCATACGGCACATCGGTGCTTGATCCTGCACGACGCATCTGGCGACAACTTACACTTCTAGAAGATGCAATGATCGCCTACCGTGTCGTCCGCGCACCAGAGCGCCGAGTGTTTAAGATTGACGTTGGTAACATCCCACCACAGGATATCCCGCAGTATATGGAGAAAGTCAAGTCCGAAATGAAGCGCAACTCTCTGGTTGATGCTAATACCGGACGCGTTGACTTGCGCTACAACCCTCTATCTCTTGAGGAAGACTATTTTATTCCGATGCGTGGTGGAGTTGGATCGGAGATCACATCACTTCCTGGCGCCAAGTCTTTGGACGACATTGAGGATGTTAAGTATCTTCGCGATAAGTTGTTTGCAGCGATCAAGATTCCACAGGCGTACCTTACCAATCTGGAAGGCGGCAACGAAGATAAGACTACGTTAGCTCAGAAAGACATCAGGTTTGCCAGGACAATTCATAGACTTCAGAGGTCTGTTGTTTCAGAACTAGAGAAGATGGCGATTGTTCACCTTTACACGTTAGGATTCCGCGGCCAGGATCTTCTAGGGTTCAAAATTACTTTGAACAATCCATCGCGGCTGGCCGAGCTACAACAGCTTGAGTATATGAAGACCAAGTTTGAGACAGCTGCTTCCGTTCCGGAGGGAACGTTCAGCAAACGCTGGGTGGCCTCCAACATTTTGGGACTGTCCGACTCGGAATTCTTGCGCAACCAGCGTGAGACTTTCTATGACCGCAAGTACCAACAAGCGCTTGAGGGCGTCGTAGATGAAGGACTGGAAGAGGAGGGCGACGACCTCGGCGGAGATCTTGGTGGTGATTTAGGCGGAGATCTAGGGGGCGATGATCTTGGCTTAGGCGACGATCTAGGCGGCGATGACTTGGGCGGCGATGACTTGGGCGGAGGCGCAGGGGACGAAGACGTTCTTCTAACAACCCCGGGCCGTAGAGATGATGGCACCACAAGACACGAAGGTGCACCCCATAAGCCGGTGGCTGTTGACAAGCGAGGTGGCAGCGCTGTACGACATTCCCAAGGTCCGATGAAGAGAGAATTAAAGAGAATGGTCCGGGGCCCCGAGTCTGGCACAACGTCCAGAACAAAGTTTCCTGGAAAGGTCGGTATGCCAGACCTTAAAGCACTTGTTGGTCTGGAAGAGAATATCAAACCTACTTATACTAAGGATGAAAAGACACTTTTTGAGAACACCAATAAAGTTCGTATGTTAGTAGAGCAAATGGAGAACGAAGAGGAAGACAAAAATGAAGCACAATAAAAAAAGAAATACAGCCTTTATTTATGAAACGCTTACAAGAGAACTTACTAGGGCTATTGTAGATAAGGACTCTGGAAAAAAGAACACAGTTCTCTCTATCATCAAAGAGCATTTCTCTAACACAATCCTAGCCACAGAATTATCATTATATAAAATGTTGCTTGAAACAAGAAACATTCATGAGAACCTAGCCAATAGAATGCTGCAAGAAACTAAAACCGCATACTCTAGACTAGATGCGGAGAATGTTTTTGATGCGCAATCTCGCTTGATTGCTGTGATAAATAAGCAGCTTGGCCAGGATGTGTGGTCTAATTTTGTTCCGAACTTTAAATCCTTGGCATCTGTTAACGCTATTTTCAACACAAGGACGCCGGTTAAGAGCAAGGTTCTTTATGAGCAATCCATTGTGGACGCTATGAGCGCCCAAATCTCGTTAGCAGAGACAAATAAGTTGGAGTCGCTGGATAACTTAGCATATAACTCCTTCATTCAGAAGTTTAATAAAAAGTATACCACATTACTTCAAGAACAAAAGGATCTCTTAAATCAGTACATTACTAGTTTTGCAGACGATGGATTTGAATTACGCATCTATCTGAATGAGGAATTGCAGCGTCTCAAGGACTTGGTCACAACGGCGACTGAAACAACCGCCGAGACACTCATCTCCGAAAAGTTGAGTGAGGTCACAGAGTATCTTGAAGAGTTTCGCCGTCGTGAGTTTACTGACGCTGACTTGAATAAGATCTTAAAAACACAAGAACTTGTGCAGGAGTTGACAGCAAATGATTAATATCAAGATCGGCGGACCACAGGCAACTGTTGAACTCAAAGCGCGGCGGGCGCTAGACGGTTCCTTGCTTATCGTGGATCATAATAAGATTGATATCGCGGTGATGCCAAGCACGATGAAAGTTGTAACGATGCCGAAAACAACAATAAGTGAAGATGTATATGAGTATCAGGATCAACTCTTAGAGTTATTGGCAGACCAGGGCATACTTGACCGGGCTTCCATTCAGGGAGGCAATGTATTCCGTTCTCTGGAGGGTAAAATCTTTGAGAACGAGGAAATTAATCCGCTACAGGCAGCAACGTTTGTGATTGCCGAATTCATTAAGTCTGAGGCTGAGCACGAGCAGATCGCCGACGAGTACGAGAAAGAGCTTGAGGATATGTATACACACCCATCCGACCGAGACTCCACCGAGTACGGCGAAGTACCGCAGTATGCTGAGAAGGGCTCTATGCGTCCTGGCTACTACTACCACCCATTAAGAAACAGGTATTAAATTGGAACTATTACACTTTGTTCTTGCCGCTTACGGCATGACATTTATTATTATACACGGACACATCTTTAATAAGATCCGCCCACCGTGTAAATCAATGGGTGGCTTTGGCCGTTTATTCCACTGCCATTTGTGCATGGGATTTTGGGTTGGAGTGTTTCTATGGGGCATAAGTCCCTATACAGAACTATTTAATTTTGACTATACGCTCGTAGATGCATTTCTATATGGGTGTATTGGCGCTGGAACATCCTACTTTCTTAGTATGTTA